ATAATAAATACAAATCCCACCCCCAAAATTGTACCGCCCCCTACAAAGAGACAAGCCGATGAGACTATGTCTCCTATTAAAACAGCTATCGCAAGGAGTCGTGGTCCGCTGTTCAAATACTTAACCGAAGGTAACGTTCTATCGACAAACATCGCTAATAAACAACGTCTCGCTTCCACTAAGAAAGGGATTGAGAACTTTATTACGAACTCACTCATCGAAGTACGTACAATGAGCATCGACAAACTACAAGGCGCTCGTTCTAAGTACAACACGGTAGACGAATGGCTCTCCGGAAAGGTTAAGGAAGACGTTATCGGAGCTTTAGAGCAAGGAGCGTCTAAGAATAAAGACTACATCATCGTGGCGACTTCATCCGAAGGTACGGCCCGTGATGGCGTTGGTGATACAATCAAAATGGAATTACTTAGTTATTTGCACGGTGAAGTTTATAACCCACACGTCTCGATTTGGTATTATAGACTTGACCATGTAAGCGAAGTAGCTAATCCAGAAATGTGGTTGAAAGCCAACCCAAATATCGGAGCCACCGTTTCTTATGAAGCATACCAACTCGATGCCGATACTGCCGCTACGGTCCCTGCTAAACGTAACGACATATTAGCAAAACGTTTTGGAATTCCGGTCGAAGGTCAAACGTATTACTTCCAGTATGAAGAGACCTTACCAACAAGACATAAACAAAATTATGATGGACTCGAATGTGTTATGGGCGCTGACTTATCACAAGGTGACGACTTCTGTGCGTTTACTTTCATCTTCCCGCTTTCCCACGGGTATGGAATTAAAACACGGTCTTATGTTTCCCGACATAAGTATAACAAGTTACCAACAGCGATGCAAATGAAGTATGACGTCTTTGTAAAAGAAGGTACCCTTGTCATCATGGACAAAAATTACCTCGACTTAAATGAGGTCTATGAGGACCTCGACATGCATATTCAAGCAAGGGATTATCAAGTCATAGGGCTGGGTTACGACCCGTATAACGCAGAAGTGTTCCTACGTTGTTGGGAACGGGATTATGGCTCGTACCATACGGTGAAGGTGCGTCAAGGTGCAAGAACTGAGTCGGTACCATTAGGTGAAATTAAAGCTATGGTTGAAGATAAGTATATGGTGCATGACGAAGAGCTTATGAAATTCGCAATGGGTAATGCTATTGTGATTGAAGATAATAATGGAAACATGAAACTTTCCAAACGGAGAGCGTCTGAGAAAATCGATAACGTTTCGGCGTTAATGGATGCTTGGGTCGCTTTCAAAGAACTTAAGGAGGTCTTCGGGTGAAATTCCTAGATAGAATAACACATGCTTGGAACGTGTTTTCTGGTCAAGAGACATACCAGCATACAACCGACTTCGGACCTTCGTCTTCTCGTTCGGAATTCACTATTCCACGATACAGAAGTACTGAAATTCTGTCATCGGTGTTTAGTCGAATTGCGATTGACTGTTCAATGGTTGACCTTTCTCAGATTAAAGTTGACGAGAACCCATCGAACGATTCAGTAGTTCAAAATGGATTGAATTACTGTTTAAAGTATGAGGCGAATGCCGACCAATCTAACATTGCGTTTATGCAAGACCTCATCTACTCGATGTTTGATGAAGGTGTTGTCGCGGTAGTTCCTACGGAAACAAACGTAGACCTGCGAAAGAACGCAACTGTCGATATTCTGGAGATGCGTATTGGTAAAATTACTCAATGGTATCCAGAACATGTAAAGGTAAACCTATATAACCCGAAACTCGCTAAACGAGTAGATATAGTTTTACCAAAAAACAATGTGGCAATTATTGAAAACCCATTCCGTGAGATTGTTAATGATTCAAACTTAACTCTGCGACGTTTACTTGATAAACTCGCGATTATTGACAAGTCTGACCGGAACTTGGCTAGCAACAAGCTAGATATCATATTGCAAATGCCGTATGCTACACGCAACAAGTCCTTCAAAGACCGTGCTGTTGACTCTATCCGTAATTTGGAAGAGCAATTAACTAAAAGTCCGCATGGTATTGGATACATTGACTCTCAAGAGAAAGTTATCCAATTAAACCGTCCGTTGACAAACGGTATCTTAGAAGAGATTAAAGACCTGAAGAAAGACTTGTACAGTCAATTCGGTATTACGGAGAATATCCTAAATGGTACAGCCAATGAGATGGAAACTCGTGCCTACTATAGTAGAACGATTGACCCAATCATCACGGCTATTGCTAAAGAGTTTGAACGTAAGTTCATCTCTAGAACAGCACGTACTCAAGGACACTTCATTGCGATTCAAAGAGACCCATTCAAGCTTGTTCCAACTGAACAACTTGCGACCATGGTGGATACCTTTATTCGTAATGCTGTAATGACTCCTAATGAAGCTCGTTCAATTCTTGGTTTCCCACCGTCAGAGGATGAAAATGCTAACCGCCTTTACAATCCTAATATGGCGATGGATAAACAAGTTGCAGGCTCAGAAGACCCAGAGTTGGCTGCGCTTGAGCAACAGGTCGCTGATGCGGAAGCTCAAAATGGCTATGAAAACTATGGGGAGGAGGACGAATAGTGCCAAAAGGATACGACTTCGCCGGTTGGGTTACGAAGAATGATACTTTGTGCTCAGACGGTGTAGTTATTAAACAGGGCGCTTTTGCTGGTGAAACACCAAATGAAGTGCCGTTAGTATGGAACCACCAACATAACGACGTTACTAGCGTTTTAGGGAAAGTAGTTCTCGAACACCGCGATAAGGGTACTTATGGTTATGGTTACTTTAACGATACAGAGTCTGCCTTACATGCTAAGCAATTAGTAAAAGAAGGTACAATTAAGGCTATGTCTATCGCTGCTAACAAAATTAAACGTGACGGCAATAATGTTGTTCACGGTAAAATCTTTGAGGTCAGTCTAGTATTGACAGGAGCAAATCCTGGAGCAAAAATTGAAGAATTTGTAGCTCACTCAGAGTATGGCGAAGAAATGAACTTCGTTATTTATCAACCTGCTGAACTAATTCACTCAGCTGAAGATGAACAAGAGGAGGACACAGTAGTGGACGAAACTAAAGAATTATCAGTTGAAGAAATTTATGATTCTATGACGCCTGAACAACAAGCGTTAGTTGATGCCCTAGTTGCAGAAGACGAAGAACCAGAAGTTTCTGAACCTGAACAAAAAGAAACTGAACCAACGGAGGATAATATGGTAAGACAATCAGCGTTTGATTCTCAATCAACACCAAACGAACAAGTGTTAACTCACGCAGACTTAACACCACAATTAGTTGCTAGCGCATCTAGTGAAACTGGAACATTAAAAGATATCTTAAAACACAACGGAATTAAGAATATCGAAATGTTATTCCCAGAAGCAGAGTTATCTAAGAAAGAACCAGAACCATTCCGCAACAACATGTTGGGAACTGAGAAAATCTTAGGTGGCGTTCATAAGAAACCTATGACTCGCTTCAAACACCGTTTCGCTAATATGACTGAAGAACAAGCTCGTGCTCGTGGTTATATTACAGGAACACAAAAATTAGAAAGTGTTATCGACTTCTTTGAACGTGAAGCAGCACCTCAAACTGTATATGTTAAACAATCTATCGACCGTGACTACGTAATCGATATCAAAGACTTCGATATTATCTTGTATCTAAAACGTCAATTAGAACAAGACTTACGTGACGAATTAGCTCGTGCAATCTTAGTTGGTGACGGTCGTGAAAAGACTGACCCAATGAAGATTCGTGAAGACCGTATCCGTCCAATCATCAAAGAAGCACCATTCTATCGTATCGAGTTAACAGCTAACACGGTAAACGACTTGTTTGCTGCTGCAATTAAAGCTCGTAAACACTATCGTGGTGCTGGTGGATATACTGCATTTATTCACCCAGACTTATCAGCAGCTATCCGTTTATTACGTAAAGCTGACAACACATTCTGGGGTGGATTGGCCCCAATGGACGATGCACAAGTTGCTCGTGTATTAGGCGCTAAAGATATTTGCGAAACTACTTTAGTACCTGAGAAAGAAGTACTTATGTTAAACCTTTCTGACTACTCTATCGGTTTAGATAAAGGTGGACAAATCACTAACTTCGAAGCATTCGACATCGACTTCAACAAACATAAGATGTTAACAGAAACTCGTTTATCTGGTATGATTGATGCACCTAAATCTATCATCCATATCAAAGTTACTACTACTGGTGAAATCTCTGGTGTAACTGATACGAACAAAGACGCTATCGACACTTACAACTCTGAAGAGCAAAAGGTGAAAGACGCAGCTAAAGAACGTGACCAATTCGAAGCTGGTGAACGTAAAAAAGTGGGAAAGCCACAACCAACAGCGGGGGAGTCTCACCTAGGGTAGAACCTAACGTTGAGACGTTTGATTTTCCAGAGTACCTTATTAAAATAACAAAAGTAGCGAATGGTGATTGGATTGTTGACATGGCACGTACTAACATATCTGGTGTTCCAGGTGGAACTAGAACGATTACGTTGTCAGATATCACAGCGCATAATAATGTGCCTAATAGTCCAGTCATGAGACTCAATACCCATGTTATTAAGGTAGTCAACATGAAACCAGTAATAACTATCAACGACACTGACAGATTTTAGGTGACCTATGAGAGTCTCTAGCATTTTAGGTGTATCAATTGCAACTCCTTGATGATTTTCCGGATCATACCACCAGCCTGCAATATATACTAATTCGCCATTCTTTAGGAATATCATTCTATCTGCTAAATCAGTAAATGCTGTTAGTTTAAAGCCTAAATCACGATTTATATCTTCTATATT